CTGTGCGCGGGTGAAGGTGCGGCCGCCGGCACTTCCGGTGCTGGTGAAGTCCGCTCCGCCGACGGGCGCCGCCTGGGCTGCCTTGAGGCGTGGGTTCTGGGTGAGGTGCTCGCCGATGAGCGCATCCAGTGCGTCGGGGTCGGCGGAGGCGGCCCGCTCCATGAAGGAGCGGGAGTCGAGGAGGGCGTTGGGGTCTGCGCCCTTGGCGGTGGCGGCCTTGTAGATGGCCAGCTCGCGGCGGGCGGCCTCGGCGGCCTGCTGGGTGGTGGTGAGCTGCTCGGTGAGCTTGGCCGGGTCGGCGGGCTCGTCGTCCTTGACGAGGCCGAGGGCCTTCCCGATGGACTGGGCGAGCTCCTGCCGGGCCTGTTCGGCGGCGGCGGTCTTGGCGTTGACCCGCTCGCTCGCGTTCTCGCGGCGGAGGCGCTCGATTTCGGCGCGGGCGGCGTCGGGGTCCTCCCACGGGGAGCGGGCCCTGTCGGTCTCGGGCTGCCGCTCCTCCCGCACCGGGGCCGCGGGGGCCGCCTCCGGGGCGGGCGCGGTCGTTTCGGCGGGGGCGGTGGTCTCGGCGATGGTCTCGCTCATGGCGCTGTCCTCCTGGGACTAGGGCTGGGTGAATCCGAGGTTGGGCTGTTCGCGGTTGCGGCGGCGCAGGAGCCCGTGGCGGGTGATGTGGTCGCGGATCGCTGCCTGCGCGGCGCGGGCGCGGCGGTTCGCGTCGGCCGCGGCGGCTGGGGTGAGGGCGGTCTCGTGCTGGGCCTTGGCGGCGCGGACGGCCCGCTCGAGGGCCCTCAGCCGCTGGGTGGCCTGGTAGGCGGCCTCGGCCTGCGCCGTCCACGGGGACGGTTTCAGGACGGTGGTGCCGGGCGTGTACGCGACGAGGGTGTGCTTGCAGTTGGGGTGGAACAGGCCGGCTCCGGTGGCCTCCTCGACGGTGGCGTCCACGGTGACGGTGTGCCCGTCCTGCTGGAACGTCCCCGCCCCCATGGTCGCGAGGACCTTGCCCTCCCACGGGGCACAGAGCGGGCAGGGGCGGCCGGTGCCGGAGACGGTGAAGAACACCGTCCCGAGCTGGGTCATCCGGTCCAGGGCGGAGTCGCGGTAGGCGCGGGCTGCGGCGGTGCGGACGGCCATCTCCGTGTAGGTGGCGAGGTTCCACTGGCGCCCGGCCCTGTCGGTGAAGCCGGTGATGCCCTGCCCCATGAGGTCCCGCCACGCCTGCTCCTGCGCGGCCTTGGGCTCGAGCTCGCCGAACACCTGCCGGGAGGCTGCCGCGGACACGGCGGCGCGGTAGGCGTCGTCGGGGAAGCGGGTGATGCGCTGGGCCGCGGCCCGGAGGGAGTCGGTGAGGTCGCGGGCGACCATGGCGACGGCGTTGGGCTGGTGGTCCGGGACCGTGACCCACGCCGGGGCCTGGCTGTGGGGCGCGGCGTTGCGCTCCCCGTACAGGGCCCCGTGCTGGCCGGCGGTGTCGGTGATCTGGGCGGCCAGTGCCGGGGCCCGTGCCGCGAGCCGGGTGGTGGTGGCGCGGGCGGCGGCGCGGAGGTCGCCGAGCAGGCTGGGCCACGCCTCGGGGTGGTGGAGGGCGTGGCGGACGAGGCGGGCGCTGGTCAGGAGCAGGTCGCGCTGGGCTGCGCCGTACTCACTGAGTGCCAGCCCCGCCGCCAGGGTGGCCACCGCGGCCAGGGTCTGCGGCCGGCCCGGCTGCTCCGTCGGCGGGGTCTGCGCCTGTGGTGTCTGCTGGTCCAAGGTCGGCCCCTGTCATTCCGGTCGGGTCGGGCAGGGCGGGGAACGCCGACGCCTTCTCCGACTGGATCCGGGCCACCTCCGCGTCGATCTGCTCGCGGTTCCAGTCCGGGTGGACCATCTCCACCATCGTCTCGGTGGAGGCGGCCTCCGCGGCCCGGAGCAGCTGGACGGTCTGGGCGAGGGCGTCCATGGAGGGGGCGAGGGCGTCGGGGAACTCGACCTCGGGCAGGTCCCCGTGCCGTCCCGGCCCGTGGAACACGTGCGCGTCCACGTCGAGGAGGGCGGCCATGAGGCGCTGGAGGGCGGGCTTGGCGTAGCGGATCTTCGCGTCCCGGGTCAGCAGGGTCAGCTTCTCCCGCGAGTCGACCTCGGTGGCGGTGACCGTGCGGGTGGTCTGCCCGTTGGTCTCCCCGAAGGTCTGCGGGGAGTAGCCGGCGGCCGCGAAGATGCGGGTCAGCAGGTGCGAGGCGGTGGCGAGGTGCTCCTGGACGCGGATCGCGAACTGGACCTGCTCGATCGGCGCCGACCCGCCCCCGTTGAGCGACCCGACGCCGGCCTTGAGGTTGGTGAACACCTCGCGGTCGGCGTTGAACTGGGCGCCGAGGCCGGGGGCGTTGACGTCGAGCATGCCCTTGTCGATCAGGACGCGGGCCTTGCCGAGGCGGATGTCCCGCATCCACGAGGTGTAGGTCTCGTCGAGGGCGTCCATGAGGTCGATGCAGCCGTCGAGGTCGGAGCGGCCGAGGTTGCCCATGACCGGGTCCTTGCGGTTGGCCCGGTTCGGCTTCACGTTCGGGAAGTACGCGGCCGTGAGCAGCTCGGAGCCGGTCTCCACGCTGGACTCGGCGTCCACGGTCGCGGCCAGCCCGGCCGTGGCCGGGTGCTCCGTCAGCGGGACGCGGGTGCCGATGTTGCCGTTGTTCCCCGAGGCGTACAGGCCGTACTCGATCCGGCCGGGCTCGTGCGACTCGAGCAGGAGCCAGTGGCTGGGGTCGCCGTCGAGCTTGGGCAGCTCCTGCCAGAACACCACCGAGGTGAGGCGCCCGTACCGGAAGGTGGGGACGGCCTGGTCCGGGGCCATGGGCACGAGGAAGGGGGTGTCGGAGACGCTGTGGTCCCAGCAGATGCGCAGGTAGGCGCCGGTGAGGGCGGAGCCGAGCTCGGCGGCCTCGAGGAGGGCGGTGTGGGCGGAGTCGTCGATGAGCTCGGCGAGGCGCTGGTTGGCCTTCTCGATCATGGCCTGCGGGCCGGCGGGCGGGTCGCCGTCCTCGTCGAGGTCGGCGAACTTCACCGCGGGCATCTCGCCCCACACGACCTGGGCGGACATGCGGGCGATCTCCGAGGCGACCGGGACGTGCATCTTGACGGGGCGTTCGCCCTGCTGGTTGGGGCGGGGGGCGCCCCAGAACATGCGCTTGATCTGGCCCCACACGCCGGAGGCCATGGCGTAGGAGTAGGTCTGCTCGAGGGCGTCGATGTCGCCGGAGTACCATGCGTCGTACTCGGCGAACATGCGGTAGGCGGCCTTGTGCGGCTCGGGGGGCCATACGGCGCCGTTGTCGGGCAGTGCCACGCGGTGGCCCCTTTCGTCGGGTTGGGTCAGTGTGGTCCGATGTATTCGCGCCAGAGTGTCTCCGTAGTGGATATCGCGTAGCGTCCAGCGTCACAGTAATGGTCAGCGACCTTCACGGGGGCGTCCTTGCCCTTGAGGGCGGCCTTCTCGTCCCACGAGTAGCCGGTGACCTCGTTGACGAAGCCGCGGCACCGGTCCGAGACGAGCAGGTCCCCGGTGCCGAGGAGGGACGCGACGGTCTTGATGCCGTACTCCACGTCGTTCTCGGCGTTGGCCAGGTTCGTCACCCCGTCCGCGTACAGCTGCGTCTTGAACGACGCGGCCGAGGGGTCGCAGATGATGTAGGCGGGCTCGAGGTGGGGCTGGTCGCGCAGGTGCGGCCGGCCCAGCCACGACCGCAGCCCCTCGGACAGGCGGGCGTCGGTCCAGGCGTGGCCCTTGGGTGTGCCCCACTCGTCCACGAGGTACAGCCGCCGGCGGGCGACGTTGCCGCGCTCGTCGTACTCGCGGGACAGGCCCAGCAGCAGCGCCGCGGTCGGGTTGTTGGTGCCGTAGTCGATGCCGACGCCGAGGAGGGATTCCATGTGCGGCAGCGACTCCCACGGGACCAGGTGCTTCTCGGGGTCCCACATGGGGTAGACGGCGCCGTCGGCGGCGACCCATTCGCCCTCGATGAAGCGGCGGAACCAGAGCCCGGTGAACTCGCGCCGCTTGGACTCCTTGTACTCCTCGGTGAGGGAGGGGTTGTCGTCCATGGTGAAGCGCCAGTGCCGCCAGTTCGGCAGCTCGGCCAGCCGGTCGAGGAACTTGGCCTTGAGCCAGTGGGCGGGGTTGTCGGGGTTGGTGGAGCCGAAGAGCTTGGCGCCGGGGACGGACATGCGGCCGAGGAGCTGGGTGAAGAACTCTTCGGAGAGGACGGTGAGCTCGTCGCCGTAGGCGCCGGCGACGGTCATGCCGCGGATGACCTTCTCGGCCTTCGCGTCACTGGCGCCGATGAGGTGGACGGTGCGGCCCATGACCTTCACGGTGGGGGCGCCGTAGTTGCCGACGACGGCGTCGGCCATGGGGCCGAACAGGGAGGGGTCCTGCATGGGCAGGACGAGGTTGCGCCAGACGGCGTCGCGGGTGCGGCCGACCATGACGAGCTCGCCGCCCCTTGGTGCGCGGCCGACGTAGAGGAGCCAGCGCAGGAGCGTGACGAAGGTCTTGCCGGCGCGGATGGACCCGTCGCAGATGTTGACGGAGGCGGTGGAGTGCTGGAGGTAGTCCAGCTG